ATTCAGTTTACCTCTATTGAGAAAAATGGATGGATCTACGGACACCATCGTCTTCCTATCCAAACTCTCGAGGAAGATTCCTGGACCCAACCAATCCTTTTGGATAATGATGATTTTCTTCTTTTCAATGGAGAGATCTTCAATTATAATGAATTTTCCAAAAGAAAATTTGAAAACGACTCTGCTTACTTACAGGATCTTTTTAAAAAAGATGTTCCTATAGAAAAACATCTCGAAGAAATAAACAAATGGGATGGATTTTGGAGTATTGTAATTGTTCGAAAAAATAAAGTCATCCTCTTTACCGATCCTCTTGGAAAAAAACAGCTTTATATAAATCCTATTACAGGAGAAATTTCCAGTGAGGTAAAGGGGTTAAGTAATAACCTATCAATTGATCAAAACTTTATCAGCACGGTCAATAAATGGGGTTATAATACAGATAATCGAACTCTTTATCAAGATGTTAAGAGGCTTATGCCTAATAATATCTACATATATGAAAGCGGAAGAACTATTGCTCCTCGAGTTATCCAGGATTATTATAGATGGGATAAAAATCTACCAAAAGGAGAAATACATGAACTTATAGAGACTTCTGTTCGAAGAAGATTGCTTACAAAAAAATATAAAGTTTCTACTTTGTTCTCTGGCGGATTAGATAGTACAATTATCCTTTTCTATCTCAAGAAATTTGGAGCTGATGTAAACATTTACTCCATTAATAATGCTGAAGATGGAGAGTATGTTAAATTTATGGAAGATCATTGGGGGTTAAAGATAAATTATCTTGATATAAAACCCGAAGATCTTTCTCCGGTTGAAAAAATGCAGATCTACGATATAAATGACTCGATGATTGATCTTGGCTCTGTAATTCCTCAGTATTATCTTTTCAAAGATATTAAGGATAAGATTGTTCTTACCGGGGATGGAGCAGATGAATTATTTGGAGGCTATCGTAGAATAAGTGAATATGATTCTCAAAAAAGCGATGTATTCCAGGAGCTTCCTTTCTATCATTTAGTTCGAGTTGACCGAATGAGCATGAATTTTACTATTGAATGCCGTAATCCATTCTTAGGACATGATGTTGTTCGAGCAGCTCTTCAACTTCCCTATTCTTCCAGAACTCATAAATGGATTCTCAAAGAACAATACAAAACTGTTATTCCTAAAGAAATTATTGAAAGGAAGAAGAATCCTTTGAAGATTAATCAGATAAGGCAAAACGAAACGGAATACAGGAGAGGATTGATTACCGATTATTTGAATTGGAAAGCTTTAAGTGGAAACAAATGATTGATTTTAATGATAGGTTAAAAAGTGGAAAAAAAGCCTGGCCCTGGATTAAAATAAATTGTTCTAAACAAAATGTTCCTGTTCTTCAAATTATTAGAAATGAATGGTATTTAGATCCCCAATGGTCAAATATAAAAAAAGATCTTCAGAGATTAGACAAATATCTCGGGGATCAAATTTTAGATAATAGGTTTTTTATAGATTCCAAGATGAATTATATTTCTTGGGAATCTATCCAAGAATTTAAAGGGGATTTTTTTGCTATTTTTGATGATTCTTTTTCTAAAAGAGATATTTTCTTTCCCGAAACTTTAAAAAGGATTTCCCCGAGCAAATTAATCTTTTTGCCTTCTAAAATGAAAGGCTTTTCCTTGGATCAAATACATGCTATTAGGGATTATTCATGGGATGATTTATTAAAACTTATAAAGAATAAGAACATATAATATAAAAAAGTACTATGGACACACTGGCAAAAGATTGGACACACAAGGATGTAAAAATCACAGATATAAGAAAGCTCTCTGAATTTTATATCTTTACTATAGATGGGATTTCTGGAGCTCTCTTAGTTAAGAGTAATATTTTTGAGGAAAGACTTAAAACTTATTTCCTCAAGGATGCTAATAGAGTTTCAAGAGAGGAGATCCTAAATGCTAGGTGGAATATGTTTATTACAAAAGGATATTATATTAAAATTCAAGCTAATGGAATAGCTCAGAAATTTGATATGGATCCTTCCAAATACTATGTTTCATATCTTGAAATTTCAGGTCCGTTAGGAACTTTTCAAAGTGTTTGTAAAGAAAAAGAACATAAAATAAATTAAAATGGATAACGAAAAAAGGGCTGCTCAATTTGCAAACGGAATGCAGAGCAACATAAAGATTACTCCGGAAATTATTAAAAATTCAAAAACCATTACATGTGAATGTGGAGGGGTTCTTTTCAAGGAAGAATTATTTTTCAAAGTTCTTTCTCCTTTAATCTCTCCGTCTGGTCAAGAGCAATTACTCCCGATGCCTGTATTTGTTTGTACAAAATGTGGCAAAGTTCCCAGTGTTTTTGATTCGCAAAAGATTTTACCAGATGAGGTAAAAGCAAAAGCTCCATTTATTGGTTCTCAAATTACCGACGAAATGGTAGAAGATTATTCTCCGAAAAAAAAGAATGGAAACTGATTGGAAATCGCCTGTGCTAAAATAATCGGGTAAAGGACCAGCTGAAGATTAATTTTAAATGCAAAGAATTTTTTTCTTTGCATTTTTGTTTCCTATTAGGGAGATAGAATTAGAATTTCCTATCTTTTTTCGAGTTTTTTCCGAAACAACGTGACCTATCCCAGTGGATTTGCCTAGTTTCTTTTGTCTAATTTTTTCTTTGTGCTCTTCTGACATTTTTTGTCCTTTAAATCCGGAAGGTTTACCTATTAAGGAATTTCTCATTTTTTCTTTTGTATCCTCTGAACATATACTACCTAATTTGCTTTCCCCTCCTTTAGTTAAATTATATCCGGTTTTAAATGTTTTATATTTCTCTATCCATTCTATCTCTTTTTCAAATAGGTTATCGGCAGAACAAAATTCAATGATTCCTGTAATAAAATTTTCTTCCCCGTATTTTTTCATAGCTCGTTTTAATGCTATCCCGCTCCCTTTATAATTATCATTCAAATCATTGGTTGCATGGCATCCAATGTATGATTTACTATTAACAAGGTTTTTGGTTAAATAAACAAAGTAAAATTTATGGGGTCTTTTAAGATTCATGAATGCTCTTTTTCTATATATTCGAAACTTTTATACTTTTCATAAATATAAGTTCTATAAAAAACTAAAATCAAAAATATTATGAGTGAAAATTCGTACTACAAGGCCACCCTTCAAATAGAGTTTGAAGTGAAAGGAAAAATTAAAAAGAGAAGAGAAGAATACATTGTTGAAGCTATCAGCCCAACAGATGTGGAGGCAAAAATTGCTCAGCATCTAAAAGGAAGTACCGAAGATTCAGAAATCTCTTCGATCGTTCTTACAAAGATTGTTGATATTCTCCGTTAATTCAGGAATTTAGGGCCCTCTAATTTTAGTTGGATAAATATAATGATAACCAACTAAAATTAGAGATATGGCTATGGGATTTAACAAATCTAAGTTTAGATTTAGCGAAACCTTCAATAATTCCAACGGAAAAACCTCTGGCTCCGGATTTGTTGGCGTAATTACTGGAATTCTCACATCCGCTTCTTTTGCAGCTGCAATGGTGGGATGGTGGTTAGGAAAACCAGATGTTTTAGAAGTTTTTGAAAAAATTCTTCAATTAGGATTACTATCAGCAGCATTACTAGGGGTTAGAAAGATTAGTGGAGCTATTATGTCAGGAAAGGGAACAACATCAGTTGAAGGTTCATCAGAGGAATCTGATAAACAAGTAGGATAATGCCTTACGAATACGACTTTGATAATTTACGAATGGTCCGCGAAATGGAGGTACATCCCAAGGGATGGGTTGAACCTCTTTTTGTGGAATATGGCATGGGGGTACAAGTATCAACTCCCTCATATTTTTGGAGGGTTAAAGGAACAAAACACACTTTTGTTATTCCTGTTTTAAGAATGAACTTTTTAAGCTCGGGGGACTATGAAAAACATTTTAATGAAGCTCTAGAAGGATTCAGATTAGAATATCTTGAATGGAAAAATGAAAAGTTTTATACTCCATGGATGAAAGAATATCAAGAAGATTTTAGGAGATTTATTTCAGAATGATGTACAATGTTTATATAACTACTAATAAGATTAATAATAGATTTTATATAGGAACTCATGTTTCCGAAAACCCATTAGATGCTTATTTGGGAAGCGGCAAATTACTTATAAAGGCTATCAAAAAATATGGAAAAGAAAATTTTAATAAATCCATATTAGGCGAATTTGAAAATCATTTAGAAGCTCATTACTGGGAAGGATTTTACATCAAGTTATTCAAATCATTCTTAAGAGAAATAGGATATAACATAAGTCCTACAGGGGGAACTAAATATGGGGGAAAGATGTCAATAGAAAGTAGAGAAAAAATTTCTAAGGCTATGGAAGGGATTATTCCCTGGAATAAAAATAAAAAAACGGGTGCCCGATCTGAAAAAACTAAAGAAAAAATAAAAAATACTTTAACCGGTATGAAATATCCCGAAACTCGAAGGATAAACATTAGTAATGGATTAAAAAAATGGAACAAAGAATTCAATGGTGGAAAAAAATTTTAGATCATTTTCGAAAAAAAGAAAAGCCTTTGAAATCCGAACCCGATTCCATTCCCGAATCCTATGAGGTGAAGGTGAAAGAAGTAAAAATTGAAAAAATTAAACTAAAATAAAAATGGAACAACCAGTTAGATACTTCCAATTTCTTGCAGGACCTAGAAATGGGGAAGTAGTTATTTTTGATCATATCGAAGAAGAAGACGGAATGGTTTTCGTCTGCTTTAAAGATGGATCAAGATGTAATGAACAACTTATTCTTCCTCTAAATAGTCAAGATTATCAAAGTCAATTAATGGCCGAAGTAGATAGTCCTTCGAATGTATGGGTTATTGAAACTACATGGGTCGGGAGGGAAGAAGAAAAATGGGAAATGGGTGGTGATGGAGTTCTTCATTGTGTTCAACCATTCATAGAAGGAAAAAAGAAAATTATTCCTCACCCTCCGAGAAAGACCGCATCAAAATTTGGTCAAATAAACACGTTTAACACACCTGCCACTCCAGCTAATGCTACATCTAATAATGATATGAAAACTCAGCAGCAAGCACCAGGCACATCTCAGCCAAGTAATTCAGGGGATCCTGTATGGCTGATGTGTGAAAAGGCAAAAAAATTCGATACCGCTGTAAAAATGTCGATGATTATCAGTTTGCCTACCCAATCACTTTACAACGTTGTAAAAGAAAGCTTTGAAAATGGGGGTCCGAAAGTTATTGAATATATAATTCAAAACCTGGATAATCAAGTTATTAAGGAAAGCCTAAAACAGGCTCTACTTCAAGCTTATGAACCCTTGATTCCTAAAAATGAACTTCCTTATGAAGTAGAAGCTCCGGTTGTTGGAAGCCCGGAAGCTCAAGGTGATATTATCGGGGAAGAAGAAAAATAATTTTAATCAATGGAAGAAATTAAGAAGAAGAAAATAATACAAGGCGAATATGAAGATGTCATCGAGATTGATGGGCATTATTACCTTGTGGATAAAAAAGACAAAGTTGCAGTTTTGCCTTACACGATTTCTTCAGATGGCCTTCTGGAAAAAATAGGTATTATTGAAGACTGGAATTATATTGAAGATGAAGAAGTTTGGACCCTTCTTAATGGATATATTTCAACAGATGATAGTACCGATCTGGTAGCTGCAAATAGAATTTTCTATGAAGTTACTAAAATCAATATTAAAGCTGCAAAAGACTGGATGTTTTTAGGAGCTCTTTATAGTAATTTAACGTCAGACTCCCCCATTAAAGTTTATGCCGTTGATGTTACAGGATTAAAGATCCAGGAGGAAGCTCAACAAGGCATCAAAGAGAAAAAATTTAAGTTAATGGATGCTTCAACAGTTATTCGAACTGATGAAATCCTTTTCTTAGCCGCATACTTTAGATTATTTAATGTGTTTTATGTCAAATCCTTA